ACCCTCAACTTCCAGCGCGGCTTCGCCACGGTGCGTACCAGCCACCCCGGATTGACCCGTTTTGCCGATCCGGCGGCATTGCTAGACCATCTGCATCGCGGCGATGCGTCTTCTGACAAGAAGAACACCATCCTTGCGGGGTTGATCGAGAGCGCCAAATCGGACGACCGCGCCGGGGATTGTGCTCTTACGCTTATGCTGCTTGCGCTCTGGCCTGGGCTGGATGCCGTCTTCCGGCGTTCCCGCGCCCGACACCTCGGTCAGGTCGACGAACTCGCCTCCGAAATTCTCGCCCGCGCCACCACGGCGATCCGGGGTCTTGATCTGACCAGGGTCAACTGGGTCGCCGCCACCATTGTCAAGAACGTCGAACGCGATGTGCTTCGTGCGCACAATCGCGAAACCAGTCGCCAGAGCGTTCAGGACGAATTCGATACCGACCTGCATGGCGGCATTTTCGAGTTTTCCGATCCTGAGCTGGACCCCCAGCAACTGCTGGCCGAACTGACCCGCCTGATTGGTGTGGACGCAGACCTCGCCCTGCGCGTCGTCATTGACGGCTACACCCAAGCCGAAGCTGGCCAGCAATTGGGCCTGTCGGAACCAGCCGCACGCAAGCGGTTCCAGCGCGCACTGAAGCGCCTGCGCGACCATGCCGAACAAAAATCCTGACTCCGCTGTCCCGCTCGGTGCGCGTGGTTGGCTTTTCAAATTCGGACGCACCGAGCGTCCCTCCAAACACAGGAAGTCCCAGTTGATGAGCAATACGACTGCCATCCCGACTGAACCTCTGAAGCGGATCCCCGGCCTCTACCGTCGCTGGGAGTTGCCGGAAATCTTCGAGGTCCAGCGCCGGTATCACATCGAAGAAGCCGGCACCCATGCCGACGGCACGCCGCTGTTGGCCGTCTACTCCAGCGAGCCTGAGGTCGATGCCCAGGCCAGCGATTTCCCCGAATGAAAGGTCTCGCCATGTTGTTCCCGAACCCGATCGCGCGTCTGCGCAAAGCCCATTACGCCCTCGAAGACCTGCCCGATGCGGTTACGTTCCCCAAGCACCCGGCTCGCGAAAGCGGTGACCCGCTGCCGCTCGAAGATGCGACCGTCGATGATATCGCCTTCGCCATCGTCGCTGCCGACCAGGAAAGCATCGCTGCTTCCAACCGCGCCTCGGCCCTGAAGCGCCTTTACAAGATGGCCCGCGAAGCCGGCGCCATCGGTATCGACCCGGCCGTGAAGTCCGCGCTCAAGGGGAGTGCCAACTGATGGCGATCTCCCTTTCCTCTCTGCAGACGTCGAGCACGCTGCGTCCGCCCCGTATCCTCATGCACGGCGTGCATGGGGTCGGGAAGACCACCTTCGCAGCCGGAGCCGACGCCCCCGTCGTGATCATGACCGAGGATGGCCTTGGGATGTTGAAGGTCCCGCATTTCCCGCTCGCCACCAGCTACGCCGATGTTGTTGAAGCGCTCGACGCCCTGCTCAACGAGGAGCACGCCTACAGCACCGTCGTCATCGACAGCGTGGACTGGCTGGAACCGCTGGTCTGGGCGGAGACCTGCCGCCGCAATGGCTGGGCCTCGATTGAGGCGCCTGGCTTCGGCAAGGGTTATGCCGAGGCGCTTACGGTCTGGCGCGAATATCTCGATCGCCTGAATACCCTTCGCGATCGCCGCGGCATGGCCGTCGTCCAAATCGCGCATACCGACATCAAGCGCTTCGATAGCCCTGAACACGAGCCCTACGACCGCTACGTCATCAAGCTTCAGGCCCGTGCCGCAGCCCTGCTGCAGGAGCACTGCGATGTCGTGCTTTTTGCTAACTACCGCATGTCCATCACGAAGGCGGACGTTGGCTTTAACAAGAAGGTAGCCCGTGCGCTCGGGTCCGGTGAACGCGTCCTGCACACCGCCGAGCGTCCGGCCTTCCTCGCCAAGAACCGCTACGGCCTGCCCGACACGCTTCCGCTCGACTGGAAGGCCTTCGTCGCGGCCATGCCTCAGCCCGAACAGTCCTGATCCGGAGTATTCTCCATGGCACGTTTTGATACCGCTTTCGATGCGACCGGCATCGAACCCACCACCGGCTACGACGTTCTTCCCGCCGGCAAATACCGCGCCCAGATCGTCGAGAGCGAGATGCGCGTCACCCGCAACGGCATGGGCCAGTTCCTCTGGTTGATGCTCGACATCATCGAGGGCCAGTACCAGGGCCGTAAGCTGTTCGACCAGCTGAACCTCGTGAACTCGAACCCGCAGACGGTCGAGATTGCGCAGCGCACGCTGTCGGCCATCTGCCACGCAACAGGCAAGCTGCAGGTCAACGACAGTGTCGATCTGCACCTGGTGCCGATGACAATCCAGGTCGGGGTGAAGCCGCCCAAGGACGGCTATTCCGAGAAAACACGATCCGCTACCTCGTCCCGGAAAGGCTCCGGCGGCGCCTGCCTATCAGGCAGCGCCCGCGGCCTCGCAGACACCGGCCGCTCCGGCTGCTGCCCCGTGGAACCGTAACGGCTGACCCCTGCAGGCCGCTGCGGGACGTCGCGGCGGCCTCAGCCAGACAAAGAGACTGACCATGACTGAACCGCTCAACGCGGCCCCTGCGGCCGCGAACGCCCCCGGCTTGCCTGATAAACAGCGCCGCTTGATCGAGCTGGATGACGCGATCGCCAAGATCCGCACCCAGATCGCAACGGCCGACTTGACCCGCCAGACGCAAGGAAAACCGATCGACCCGGTGTGGTTCAACCGCGCCCGTACCGCGCAGCGCCACCTTTACCGCGAGCGTGCCGAACTGCTCGCCGATGGCAGCGGCTGGCACCGCCGTAACAAGATGAAGGACGCGCTGATCGATATCCTGCGCGCCCGCCACGATCCCGAAGTCTGGGCTGACCTGATCGCCGCAGCCCGCGCCCGTAGCGAAGCGGAGGGTTTGTGATGGCAGAGCTTCCCACCCCACCAACGCCCACCCTGACGGCGATCTATGCCGCATACGAAAACCGCCAGGGTGACGGCTTTCGCGAACATCTCGGCGCATCGCTGATCGGTAAATCCTGCGGCCGCGCGCTGTGGTTCGATTTCCGCTGGGTCACACCCTCGCGCTTTTCTGGCCGCATGCTTCGCCTGTTCGAGACCGGGCAGCGCGAAGAAGACCGGATTGTCGCCAACCTGCGCTCGACCGGCGCCACCGTACTGGAGGTCGATCCCGAGACTGGCCGCCAGTTCCGGGTCGAAGCCCATGGCGGCCATTTCGGCGGCTCGCTCGATGGCGTGGCCCTGGGCCTGCTGGAGGCGCCGAAGACCTGGCACGTCGTCGAGTTCAAGACCCATTCGGTCAAGAGCTTCGCAGACCTCGTCGCCAAGGGGGTCGTGAAATCGAAACCCCAGCACACCGCCCAGATGCTGACCTATATGCACCTGACCGGGCTGACCCGGGCCATGTACATTGCGGTCTGCAAGGACACGGACGCACTGCACATCGAGCGGATCGAGGCCGATCCTGAAGCCGCAACCCGGCTGCTCGACAAGGCCAAACGCACCATCGATGCCCAGCATCCGCCGGCCCGGATCAGCGATGATCCGACCTGGTTCGAGTGCCGGATGTGCTCGCACCATGCCGCCTGCCACGCCGGCGATGCGGCTGCGGTGAACTGCCGGACCTGCCTGCATTCCACGCCCGTCGAGGGCGGTTGGCACTGCGCCCGTCATGACCGCAAGCTTGATCCACGGGACCAGCGCCGCGCCTGCGCCCGCCATCTCTTCATCCCTGATCTCGTCCCCGGAACCGTCACCGACGCCGGTGAGGATTTCGTCGCCTACCGCATGGCCGACGGCTCCGACTGGCTGAACGACGCGCGCCAGAAGGAGGCCGCAAATGCTTAAGCTCCGCCCCTATCAGCAGTCGGCAATCGCCGCGATCTACAGCTATTTCGAAGACAAGAACGGCAATCCCTTGGTCGTCATCCCGACCGCTGGCGGCAAAAGTCTGGTCATGGCCTCGTTCATCGACGGGGTCCTCAAGGCCTGGCCCGATCAGCGCATTCTGGTCGTAACCCATGTGCGTGAACTCATCGCTCAGAACCATACCGAGATGCTGGGCCTGTGGCCGGAAGCACCTGCCGGTATCTACTCCGCCGGCCTCGGTCGCCGTGATGCTGGAGCGCGCATCCTGTTCGCCGGGATCCAGTCGATCCACCGCCGCGCGGCCGAAATCGGCCACTGTGATCTGATCTTGATCGACGAAGCCCATCTGATCCCGGGCAAGGCGAGCACAATGTACCGCCGCTTCCTGGACGCCATGAAAGCGATCAACCCGAAGCTCAAGGTGATCGGGCTGACTGCCACGCCTTATCGCCTCGACTCCGGCATGCTCCATGAAGGCGAAAACGCGCTGTTCACCGACATCGCTTACGAGGTGTCGGTCCGCGACCTGATCACGGCTGGCTACCTCAGTCCGCTGATGTCCAAGCAGCCGAAGACCAAGCTCGATGTGACTGGCGTCGGTACGCGCGGCGGAGAGTTCATCGCCCGCGACCTTGAAAAGGCGGTCGACCAGGACGCCATCACCAAGGCGGCCGTGAGTGAGATCATTGTCTATGGCAAGGATCGGAAGTCGTGGCTGGCCTTCTGTTCGGGCGTCAGTCACGCAACACACGTTGCCGAGGAATTCCGCCGCTGCGGGATCAGCTGCGCCACGATCTTCGGCGACACCCCCAAGGATGAGCGCGACCGTATCATTGCGGAGTTCAAGGCCGGCAAGATCCGCGCGCTGGCTTCGATGGGGGTGCTGACCACCGGCTTCAACGCCCCGGCTGTGGACCTGATCGCCATGCTGCGCCCAACCAAGTCGGCCGGGCTTTACGTCCAGATGGCGGGGCGCGGCACGCGGCTTGCGCAAGGCAAGGACAATTGCCTCGTCCTGGACTTCGCCGGCAACGTGAAACGTCACGGCCCGATCGATCTCGTGAAGCCGAAGCGGCCGGGTTCGGGCGATGGTGATGCGCCGGTAAAGGTCTGTCCGGATTGCGACAGCATCGTGGCCGCTGCCGCGCTGGAATGTCCGGATTGTGGCTATCTCTTCCCGGCCCGCCAGGTGAAGCTGGCGCCCACCGCGTCGACACTTGCCGTGCTTTCGTCCGGTAAGCCCAAGGGGCCGCAATGGCTCCAGGTCTCCAACATCTCCTACCAGCGTCATGAAAAGCCGGGTGGCCGCCCTTCGCTCAAGGTCACCTATCAGTGCGGCCTTGGCTGGCACCACGAGTGGATCTGTCTCGAGCACACTGGCTACCCCCGCACCAAGGCCGAGGCATGGTGGCGTGAACGGGCGCCGGGCATTCCTGTGCCGCGCTCGGTCTATGCGGCTCTCCAGCTGGTCCACCGTCTGCGCCGCCCCAGTCACATCGCTGTGCGCCCGTCGGGCAACTACACCGAAATCACCAAGGCAAAGTTCGACACATGCCATACGCCAACCCCGGGCTCTGCTCCGTCTGCCATCGCGAACCCCGCGGCTTCGGCTGGTTCATCCCGCACTACCGGGTCTCCGATCCCCGCCGGGACGAAAGCCGCAAATATCTTTGCAGCCGCGGCTGCCAGGACCTCTGTCACCGGAGGCAGGGCATGATCAACACCAGCCGCAATGAGCAGGCCGCCATGGTTAAAGGCGGCCAGGCTGGCGGCCGCTTCCTCGAGAAGATCGGCAAGACCGACCTTGCAACCCTCAGCGATGCCGAGTGGGCAGGCTTCGTCGAGCATCTGGTCACGGGCTACTGTGACCACCTGCGCGAGCTCGCGCCGACATGTCGGAGTGCCCCTTCTGATGAGTTCGTCCTTCATGGCGCGCATGGCGCGCGCCTTCTGGCCAACGGCTATACCATCCTGCCCATCGCGCCCGGCGGCAAGAAGCCGGGCCGGTACCAGCGCGGCGCATGGGTCGATTACCCCGAATGGAACCGTCATGCTGAGCGGCCAACTACCGAGGTCGAGGTTTCGACATGGTCCAGCTGGCCGGACTGCGGCATCGGTATTGTCGGCGGCGGCGTGGCTGCCGTTGACATCGACATCCTGACCGACCCGGACCTGGCGCTCCGAATTGAGCAGCTCGCCCGCACCAGGCTGGGTGACACCCCGGCGCTGCGCATCGGCAGGGCTCCAAAACGCCTGCTGGTCTATCGCACCCGAGAGCCTTTCAGGGGGATCCGGCGCGCGCCGCTCGAGGTGCTGTGTCTGGGACAGCAGTTCGTGGCTTACGCGGTTCACCCGGATACAGGACAACCCTATGCATGGCCCGAGGACGGGTTGTCTGAGCTCGACCTCGATAGCCTGCCGGTCATCGACGCGGATATGGCCGCCGCCTTCATGGAAGAAGCGCTGGCCCTGGTCCCGCCCGAACTGCGGCCATCCAGTCTGACCTCGGTCTCTGCCAGAGCACCGGCGGTTCCGGCGCATGCCCAAGCCGGGACGCATGACGCTATTCGCGCCGCGCTGCAGTATCTGCCCAACAGCGATCTCGACTACGACAGCTGGGTGCGGATTGGCATGGCGATCAAGGGCGCGCTTGGCGAGGACGGGAAGGACCTGTTCACGGCCTGGTCTGATCAGGCTGTGAAAAACGTCGCCGCTACGACCGAAAAGGCATGGGGCAGTTTCCGCCCGGACCGCATTGGTGCTGGCTCGATCTACCACCTTGCCATGGAACGGGGCTGGAAGCCGGATCCAGGCCTGGTCCTCGACGGCAGCCAGCCCGGGGATGAAAATCACCCGGCATCTGGCCTGCTGGCCCGGCTCGATACCACGGCCCCGGCAACTGAGGATGCGCCGCCGCCCAAATTTGCGCTGACGATCCCGGGCGGACTGGTCGGCAAGCTGACTGATTACATGCTATCGACCGCTCGCCGGCCTCAGCCGCTGCTATCGCTTGGCGCCAGCCTTTGCGCGATTGGCGCTCTGATGGGGCGGCTCTACCGTACCGAAAGCAACCTGCGGTCGAACCTCTATGTGGTGGGCATTGCGGACAGTGGCTCTGGCAAGAACCACTCTCGCGAAATCATCAACGAGGTGCTTTTCGAGGCCGGGCTCGCCAATCATCTGGGCGGCAATAAGATCGCGTCGGGCGCCGGGCTACTGACTGCGCTGCATCGCCAGCCTGCGATCCTGTTCCAGATCGACGAGTTCGGCATGTTCCTTTCGGCAGCCGCAGACCGCAAACGCAGCCCGCGCCATATCACCGAGATCCTCGACAACATGACCGAGCTTTACACCTCGGCAGGTGGGATCTTCCTGGGTGCGGAATATGCCAATCGCGACGGCACAAATGAGCGGCGCGACATCGTCCAGCCTTGCCTCTGCGTTTACGGCACCACGACCCCCATGCACTTCTGGGGCGCGCTGCAAGGGGCCAATGTGGTTGACGGCTCGCTCGCCCGCTTCCTGATCCTGCCCAGTGACGAGGACTACCCGGACGAAAACGTCGCCGTCGGGCTTCGCACCCCGCCACAGGATCTGATCGCAGGGCTCCAGCTGCTCGCTTCCGGTCCGGGGCAGCAGCGTGGCAATCTGGCGGGCGCAACCTCTGGCCCGCAGACCGCAGTCGTGCTGACCACCGTGCCGATGACCGACGAGGCACGCGCGCGGTTCAAGGCACTGAGCGGGGAACTTACCGGCGAATTGCGGGCGGCTGCGGGCACGGCCTTTACCGCCATCCTTGCACGCATCGGTGAGATCGCCCTGAAGCTCGCGCTAATCGTGGCGGTGGGCAAAGATCCGGTGGCTCCCGTCATCGCGATTGATGACGCAGATTGGGCCATCGCTTTCGTGCGTCATTACGCTCAGCGGGCAATGGAGGCGGTGGACCGCCATGTCGCAGATACCGAGACCGAGGCTCACCTGAAACGTCTGCGTGAACTGATCCGGGCAGCCGGCGCCAAGGGCATCACCAAGTCTGAACTGACCCGCGGCTCCCAGTGGCTCAAATCCCGGGACCGCGACGATATCATCCAGACCCTGATCGAGAGCGGAGACGTAACGACGGGCATGCGCAGCTCTGCTACCAGGCAGGCCATGGTCTACAGGCTGGCGCGCTGGTCGGGTAATTGGCGGGACGCGAGTGGCAAAAAGGTCGCCACCAATCACCAAGGACCGTCGTGATGGATTCCCCTCTGGATGGTCCTTCAATGGCCCAAGTTCCGTCAAAAGCAGCTTTATTGCATCCAAGCATATGGATTGGCGTAATAAAATCGGGTTTCGGAGAAAGTTCAATCTTTCAAGGGGTGCCTTATATATCCCCTCGCGTACGCGCGCGTTTTAAAGATAGAGAGGTGTACCCCTATAAAATAATAATAATTGAAATATTATATATTCCCTAGCCTACTCAAGGGGTTGGGCGCTCCGATGTTTCAATCGGCCCAGCTGAAACCCCATGAAGATTTCCGGCGGCAGTGTCCGCCCGGATGACGACCTGACCAGACCCGCTTCGGGTCCGGGCGAGCTGCCAGCCTTCACCGGCCCAGTCCTCGCCCCGACCGCCCCACACGAAGAGGAGGTCGTCATGACCCTGCCTGAAATGCAGGCCGTTGCCTGCCCCAATCCAGTTCAAGCCAACGTCGGCGGAACGATCCGCCGCGGAGCCATTCTTGCCCTCGACCTCGGCACCAGCGCCGGCTGGGCCTTCCGTTCGCCCGACGGACACATCAGCACCGGGACAGTGTCGCTGAAGCACACCCGCTACGACGGTGGTGGGATGCGTTACCTGCGCTTCCGGCGCTGGCTCGAGCAGCTCGACATCGATGCTGGTCCGATCGAGGCGATCTTCTTCGAGGAGGTCCGCCGGCATGCCGGTACCGATGCGGCCCATGTCTACGGCGGCCTGCTGGGCATGCTGACCGCTTGGTGCGAAGAGCATTTGGTCGCCTACCAAGGCGTACCCGTCGGCACCATCAAGCGGTTCATCACCGGCAAGGGTAATGCCGACAAGGCAGCCGTCATCGCAGCTGTCCAAGCCAAGGGCTTTGCGCCTGCCGACGACAACGAGGCTGACGCCATCGCCATCCTGCTCTGGGCCATCGAGACCCGTGGAGGTGTCCGGTGAGCGCGG